GGAGAAGGAGAGAGAGATAACGTACAAAGATGTCCCCGTTCCACCGTCAGTTCTCATAAATAAAGAACCAACTGTTGCTGACACTGCCCCTTCTGGTGTACCTGAGCCTGTCATTATACTACCTCCTCCTACGTTTGCATCACTATACAGCTGTAATGCGTTGTAACTTGTAGAGGTGCTTCCTAAAAGTGCTACTACTTTTTCATTGGATGTTATAACCAACCTATCCCCACTAGTACCTATTGTTGGTGCTTTAGCGTTAGATTCTGATAGACTTCCTATAAACTTTACATAAGCACCTGTAGCTGAATTAGTGCTTGTGTTTTCTATTTCTAAAACAGTTCCTACCTGTGTATCTACATCACTAGTATATTTTAAAATACCAGTACCTGCATCCTTTATATATGAACCGCTACCATCATGGTAAATCTCTAAATCACCACCAGTACCAAACTTAGCTTTAACATTATCATTAAATGTTACATTACCAGTAAACGTATCTCCCGTTGAATCTGCTTTAGAATTAACTGCTGTTTGTATTGCAACAAACTCAGCGTCTATTTCTGCTCCCTTTATTATTTTATCAGCATTACCCGAAGGGAGAGTATCCTTAGTGGCAAAGTCAACTGTTTTAGAATAATCAGACATTATAGTAATCTCCCCATTAGAGCGTGTATGTCAATTTTTTGTATGGAATAAGGCGAACCGTTTATAACTGTTTCAATACCTACAGTTACTACTGACCCGCTTCCTGTTCCATTTGTTTTTGGCGTTTGAATATCAATACCTGTTGCGTACTCTGCTATGTTGTATTCAGCAACACCATACTCAGCAGGTTGATTGTTAGGACCTAAATTTGTAATAACCTTTTTATTATATTTGTCGCTATAGTCATATCCCCAGTTCAGTGTAGTTGCTGATGTAGCTGAACTAATAACCGTTAAATTAAACTTTTTAAGAAACTTAAGATTAGAAGCATTACCAAAATCTGTTGGGTTGCTAAAGTAACTCATTGTGTAGGAAGAACCGTTGTCGCTGTGGTCTTTATATTCGTAAATACCATCGGACTTTCCTATGTATATCTTGTTATCATCTAACTTAGCTAAAGAAAGAGGAGTTATATGCTTCCAAGTTGTAACTCGGTTAGAACCATCAGGTAAAGCAGTACGCATATCAAAACAATATGTAATGTTATTGTCAGGAAAAACTAGTAAATAGAAAGCCTCTTCCGCACTGTACAGAGATTTAATAGGGTTAGTCTCTAAGGAAACATGGTTTAATAAATCATTGCGTACATTTTTGCTTATGTCTCGCATAGGCATTGACTTTTCTTGTATAATCCTTCCAAAACTACGTACACCTGAATCTGACAAAAATAAAATATCAGTTCCTGTATGCTGTACTGAGTCTCTGGAAATACACCCCACGCCTTCTATAGTATCATGTAAAACCATATTAGCAGGACTAGTAGCACCTGAATAAATAATAATGGAACGCTTACAGAATATAATAAGGAATCCGTTGTGTGCGGCTAATGCTACAATTTCATCGTTACCTGTAGGGAAAACTGTGGTCAAGTCTAAAGAGCCTGATGTACCACCAGTCCAGTGGTGTCCTTGTAGCAAGTCAGTCCAGTATACAGTATGTTTATTTCCAGTTATATCAGCCGCCCATACACGCCCGTATGCCGCTAAAACTTCATTAGCTTGAGGAACAACACCTGTAGCATGAGAATGGCTTGAGAATGCTTCTAATACTCCTGAACCACTTTCGTCAGTATAAATTAAAGATTCATGTCCTCTTTGAAAAAAGTATGTATGATTGTTAAAATCTATAATTTTCCAGTTGTTTGCTGTTGGAGTATATCCCGAAGGAGTTATGTCAGTTAATGAAGTAGTGCCTGAAAATATTTTATTATTTCCTGCTGAAAATACTACTTTATCGCCACTGACATCTAAAGACTCATGTAAAGCCTCTATACCACGACTAGTACCTAGAACACTAGAGCCGTTAGAAGACACAGCAGTATATCCTTTACGTGCGCCTATACGACCATATTGGTCAATAACACAGTTGTTAGCTATAGACGCAAATGAAGGGTCAACACCAATAGGAGAATCCTGAGTGTTAATCCCTGCAAACGCAGGAGCATTAATTGTTATATTTTGTAATCTTTGAGCCATTAGCAAGGTGTCCATACAGTTTCAGATGGGAATCTAGCCGCATCAAAAGCAACGGCATCAGCTAGTGTTGTGTCAGCTATAGCAAACAATTCCTGAGAAGAAGTACCGCCCGTGTCCCCTCTTTCTCTGGAAGCTAAAGCGATTGCATAATGAATAACAGGTGTTGAAGGTACTAAGAGTTTATCAGTGTCCAAAGTAAAGTCATCTGCTCTGTCAACAAGATTAAACCGTAATGTATACGCTTTGTCTGGCTTAGGATATATATCAACTAAAGCATTACCATCGTTGTCTACGCCATTCCATGAGTAGTAATCAGGAGAACTTTTAGCGGGTGTCTGGATTAAATAAGCATTGTTCATCCAAGAGGAGCTAGCTTGTCTCATAAAGTTATTAGAAGTATCATTAATAACATCTAATATTTTAAATGAGTTATTTGTCCCTGTAAGACTATAGCTAATTACATCTTCAGTAGTAGTTACTGTTATTGTTTTACGTAGTGCTGACCAGTCCCAAGAATCTTCTACAATTCTTCTAGCATCGTTAACAAACTCTGCTACCAGTTTTACATAAGAATCTGTTGTGTTTTGTACAGTTGATGTTTCATCTTCTCGTAGTCTACGTAATACACTATTTACTAGTTGTAAGTAAGTCATTATCCATACCTTCTTAAGTTCATCATTGGACTAAGCATTTCCTGTGTAGACTTAATCTCTGTGTCAAATTTAAATAACTCTTTGTCAAATATTCCTTCAACCTGTGAAGGCTTCCTAGTACCCGCCATCATACCCCCTACGCCACCTAAGCCACTTACTGCTGTTTCTAATATATCACCTATAGGACTGTCTACAGCGTCTATAACTTCATCCACTACGTCTACTACAGGCTCTCCTACGGTTTCTATAGCTTCCTTCAAAGGAGTTGACAAATCTTCTATTGGTGCTGTTACAGTCTCTACACCTTCCTTAAGTGGCTGTAGTAATGTAGCATCTACTGTCCTACCTAATTCTTTTATATCTTCTATAATCTCTGTTTCTGGTAACTCAAACTCAGGTAAGTCTATACCTACAGCTTCTAGTGCTTCACCACCAAATTCTTTTAGTACAGCTTCTTTGCCACTACCACCCTCTAGCATTGTTTCTTGAACATTACCTAAACCTTCAGTAAATGTTTCAGCATCTAAACCAAACAAGTCAGCGTCAACACCTAAGTTAGCTAAAGTATCTTCAAGGAAGTCTCCACCAATAGCCCCTGTTAGTTCTCCTACAGCATAGGACTTAACTATGTCTCCTAAGTCACCGCCTCTTGCCGCTGTGAGTAATGGAGCAAACTGTGGTGCGGCTAAACTAACAATAGGCGCAACAATAGCGTCAACAAAATTACTTGGGTCTGGTCTAACAAATACTTGACTATATGTGCCTAATTCTGAATCAGGAGTAGAGCGATAATCTTGACCTCTTTTTAAGGAGGAATCCCAGTCAATGTGCGCCCCAGTTCCCGTATTTAAATAAAAACCTTCGCCTCGGAAGGAATCAGGTCTATCAAAACCTTCCATGTCTCCATACTTTTGAACTATTGGAATACCTGCTTCATCTAAATAGTTCTGCATTACTTCTGATTGTGCTTCTACAGCCTGACGTAATGGTTTGTCTTCGTCTATCCAGTATTGTTTTTTTGTTGGCATTGTCCCTCCCTTACCCATAGGAGTGTTAATCAACAAATCATACGTTTCTTCACTGGTAAAATCTAAAGGACCTTTTTCAATGTACGAGTTTATTTCCTGTAATTCTTCGTAGCCTTCAGGTAATATTCTTACTTTTGTTTGAGGACGACCCATAACACCCTCTGTTCTATACTGAGGGTTTTCTGCTAAATCATAGTCTTCTTCAGTCCACTCACTTGTAATAGCATCCGCTTCGTCTTGCAAAAACTGTAAGTACGTTTGGTCAGCAAGTGCTTTAGCTTCTGCAAAAGTTTTAGGTTGCGACATTATCTATCCCTCTGTACTTTTTTAGTCTTCTCTACAGTTCTCATTGCGCCTAAACCAAGCATACCCATCAGTACTGGCATCATAGTAGCCATGTCTAGTACAGGGATTTCAATGGTAGAATCGGCAAGAGCAAGCGCAAAATTTGCCATCGGGATAAGAATGTACTGACTCGCAAGTCCAATACAACAAGTCCAA